AGAACTCTGTAAACGCAATCCGTAACCTCCCAGGTGCTGGCATTGTGGTTATGGGTGGACGCACTCTGAAGCAAGACGGTACTGCTAACCGCTACGTAAGCATGCGTCGTTCGCTAATCTACATTGAGAAGCGACTAAACGACCTTGCTCAGTTTGCTGTATTCGAGAACAACTCAGAGATTCTCTGGTCACGTCTCCGTGCAGCACTCGGTTCGTTCCTTAACGAATACCGCAACCAGGGTGGCCTTCGTGGCACCAACGTTGCTGACTCGTTCTACGTCAAGATTGACGAAGAGAACAACACCACCGCTTCGATTCAGGCGGGTGAAGTGCACATCGAAATTGGTGTCGCTCTTGAGTACCCAGCTGAGTTCGTAGTTATCAACCTCAGTCAAAAGACTGCTCAGTAATCTAAGGAGAATAATAAATGGCTGGTCCAACTATTATCAACAACCGCTCTACCCTGGAAACTGACCCAATCAGAAACTTCCGATTCTTGGTCACTTTCCTTCCACTACCAGGTGGTCAGGGTACTACTGGCGGTAACTGGCTTAAGAAGCCAAAGGTAGTTGTAGGCTTCACCTCGGTTTCGGGTCTTTCGGTTTCTACCGACAGCATCCCTTACCGTGAGGGTGGCTACAACACCACTGTCCACCAGATTCCTGGTCAGACTACCTTCTCACCTATCACCCTGCAGCGCGGTGTGGTTCTTGGAACCCCACAGCACTGGGACTGGATGCGCAAGTTGTTCGCTACTGTTCAGGGTGGAACCACCTCGACCACTGGCGAGAACTTCCGTGTTGACGTGCAGATTGAAGTGCTAACCCACCCAATCGCAGGCTCAGGCGGCGCTAACGAGGAACTGACTGGTGGCGACAGCGGCAACTACAAGGACCACGTTTCAGCTCGTTTCCAGGTTTACAACGCATGGCCTACCAGCGTTGCATACTCTGACCTAAACGCAGGTGACAACGCCTTGTTCGTCGAGCAGCTAACCCTTGTTCACGAAGGTTTCGACATGAGCTGGGGTACTGACCTATCTGCAGCTGGTTCGGCTCCGAAGTTCTAACAATCAACACATAAGGAAAACTAACTGTCATGGAAAATGTAAAAACCGCAAGCGGCTCTCAGCTAAGTAACGACCTGATTAATCAGGTGCTTGCAGATTCAGATAACAAAAAGGAATACGAAGCCGAAATCACCGCTCCTTCGGACACTACTGTGAACCTCCCTGCTGGGCTTATTACGCCTAGTGGGGAGGTTCTCAGAACCGCAGAAGTTCGTGAGCTAACAGGCCGCGACGAAGAGTACATCGCAAAAGCTGGCGGAATTGGTAAGGCCTTCTCTACTATCCTCTCACGAGGAGTCGTAAAGATTGGAGACACCACAGCAGATGAAAAGATGCTCGACGCAATGCTCTCTGGAGACCGTGACGCATTGATGCTAGGTGTATTTAAAGCTACCTTTGGTAGCGAGCTAGAGATACCTGCGCCATGCAATGGCTGTGGAGAGATGAAGCTTGTTGCTGTGGACATTGACCGCGATGTTCCAGTTAAGGTCCTAATCGACCCAATCGAAGACCGTACTTTTACTGTTCAGGGCAAGAAGAATGAGTACCTAGTTACTCTTCCTACTGGTGTTGTACAGAAGGAGATTACGGAGAATGCTGAAAAGGGTGAGGCAGAGTTAACTACCTCACTACTAGAGCACACCATCCTTGAGATTAACGGCTCACCAGTAGTCACTAAAGCTCAGGTGCTAAACATGGGAATCGTTGACCGTCGAAAGATTTCAACGGAGATATCGAAGCGAATCCCTGGCCCACAGTTTGATGGAGTAACTATTACCTGTCCAGACTGTGAAGGAGAGGTTGTGGTTCCGTTTAACTTAGGAGCGTTCTTTCGCTACTAAGCAGGTTCCATACAAGCAGCTGATGTCTGAATGGACAGTAGTTGCAACAGTCTTTACGGGATGGTCCTTGACAGAAATCAAGGACCTCTCCCCTAGAGAACGAAAGAATTGGTTAGAAGTAGCCATAAGTTTAGGCAAAGCAGTTAGGAAATAGCTATGGCTGATTTAAACAGCGATGGTCTTGGCGACCTCGTTAAAAAGCTCAATACCGCAAAAGAGCTTGTTAAGTCAATGTCAACTGAGGCTGACAAGTTTGCCAAAAACATGGAGAAGGCCACCAAGGCCAGCGGTAAGGGCAGCGGGGCATCTGGTACAAAGGGTGGGCAAAAAGGTAACGGGCAAGGCGGTAAGGTCCACGATACCTCAGGTGACTTTGACCATGGCTCAATGTCTGGTCAGTCAGACATGGGCAAGGCTAGTTTTGGCGATAAGGTCAAAGGAGCTGCAGGCGCTGTTGGCGCTGAAATCAAGGCACAGCTAAAAGGTAAGTCCCTTGTTACTGGAACTGCTAGCGCCCTAGGACTTGCGAATGTTCGTCAACCAGATTTTACAGGGATTGGTCCTCGCACTAAAGATGACCAAGACATCATTGATAATAATCAGAGGCTAATTGACAGAGGCAAGAGCCGTTATTTTGGTGCGCACGGTATTAGCTACACCCGTTTTAGCGCACAGAGCCCAGAGTCTCAAGCGCGAATCATGTCTAGCATGTACGGTCCTGCAGACACCCTAAAGCTTATGTCTGGTATGCAGGGCGCGTTCTCTACATTCCTACCTAACGTTGGTGGGACCATGGACCGAGCTGCTAGCTACTACAACGCTACTACTTATGGCGGAAATGCCATGACCCGTAACGCTACAGAGGCAGCAACCTTTGGGACCCTTCAGAAAATGCAGGGACTTACTAGTACTGGTTCTGACGCTAACGTAGCTCAATACTTGGCTAGCAGGGGCATGACTGTTAGCGACGATAAGAACAGTACTTACCAGCAGACTATCCGTGCTGTAGGAAACGCTGGCCGCTACATGAACATCTCTAACGAAGATGCTGCGGCCTCTATTGAAGGACTTACATCAGCTAAAGGCTCGTCGGAGATGCTCCGCAACTTTGGTATCTATACTGCTGACCTGGCCACTGGCAAGGAAAAGAGCACTACCCAGATTTTTGAAGAAGTAGCTCAAAGGCTTACTGCTGGTAGAGGGCAGGCTTCCGTTGAACAGACTCAAGCATCTATCCGTCGTGGTGCTTTGGGCGTCACTGCTGACGCATTCTTTGCTGACCCACAAACTAACCAGATGTTTAAGCAGTACATGGTTGAGCGAGCCCGAGGTAAGGGAAAGTCTGGTTTCGACCTTTCTGGAGATGCCAATGGCTCAAACCCTTTGGACAAGGTAATTGGAAGTGCTGATAACCTGAACCCTAACATCTATCAGATGGCGCAAAGCACTTCTGAGACTGGCGCTATGGGTCAAGCTACTGAGTCTTACACCAAGGGAATTGCAAAGGCTACTGCAGCCCTAGGTGCCCTCACAGCAGTCGCTGGTGGCCTTGCTAAGGCCGTTGGTGGCGCTAATGCAATGATTCAAACGTTCTTTGGTAACAACTCTGCTAAGGGCCTTGTAGAGGGCGTTAGCACTGTGGTTGACTTTGGCAGCAAGGCCATCTCTGGCATTGGTGAGGCACTGATGGGCATGGACGCCCTCAATCCAGCCCCAGCCATTGCTGAGGCAGGTATTATTGCTGGCTCGGCTGCTATGAGCCTAGGAACTGTGCTGGCTACTGGAGCTGGAGCGGCCCTAATTGGTGGCTTTGGTGGAGGTAATGGTAAGGGCGTAGGAAGTAACGCCTCAATGTTCTCGTCTATGTCTCAGGCAATGGGTGATGGCAGTTCCGATAACAACATAAACCCAAACATTGGAACTATTGGGTTTAATAGCCCAAGCTTCCAAGCTACTAATAGTTTTTTTGATAGGGGCCTCACTACCCAGCCATCCTCTCGAGGACCTGAAGGCGCACACCGCGGATATGATTACACGGGATATAAGAAGGGCGACCCAATTCGTGTGATTGGTGATGGAATTGTAGTTGACTTTAGGCCGGACTACAAAGGCCAAGACTACGCGACTTCGTTAGACACCGTGTCTGGAAGCATTGGTAACTTCGTCGTAGTTAAGCACACACTACCTAATGGCAAGGTTTACTCAACATCTTACGGACACCTAAACTCAGTTGACTCAAAAGTTAAGATGGGTGCGGCTGTTAAGAAGGGTCAAGTAATTGGTACTGCTGGAAACACTGGTGGAACTTGGCCTATGGGCGACGCGGGCGTTCACCTACACTTTGAGCTGCACTCAGGCGTTGTTGGATTCGAGGGAGGCCGTACTAAGAGCTTGAGCCCATCTATTCTTGCCAATATAGCGCTTGATGCTACACCTACTGGAGCAGGGCTAGTCCCTGGTTCTAGCGGGGGCAATAGTAGCGGAGTGCCAGATGGAACTACTGGGGAGGGGGGCAGCCAAGGCGTTAATAGTGCTATGCAGCAAGGCAACTCTATGCTCAGCAAGATTCAGGGAAGCCCGTCTATGACTAGCTCCATGGCATCTCTAACAGACATCTACTCTGGGGACGAGACTAAGATTCTTGGTGCGTTCAAGAAGATGGCTGCCAACATGGGCATGGATAGTCGTCAATACGAGAGTATTTCTAAAGCGACCGAACTAGGCTCCGCGGGAGCATACGCTCCTTGGTCTCCTACTACCCCAGGTCCTGGCGGTAACTCGCCAACCAATAACGTCAGCATCAATGTAACTGTGCCAGATGTGACTGCTGCTGATGCAATGCAGTTTGCTACTTTGGTTAAACAGTTCCTAGATGACAACTCACTACTCTCGAACGCAGGAAGGCTCTAAACAATGGCAACATGGAGAGACAGAAAGCTCGCTCTTGAGAAAGAGGTACTTGCGTTAGCCAAGGCTTACAAAGGCCTTACAGATATATCTAAGCAGATAGAAAATCTTCAGACTCAAGTAGCTGACATTGAAGAGGAGATTGCTCTTCTTAGTCAGGCTTCATATGAGATTTATAACTCAGATACTGACAGCGCAAACCCAGTAAAGCTAAACGAAGCTGCTGGCTATGACGCTCAAAGAAAGTTACTGGAGTCAACTCGCAACTCTACAGTGGCTACTCTAAGCGTATTAAAAAAGAAAGACCTGCAGGCTAAAGTTAGCTCAGAGGCCTCGGCCTTTATTGCGATTCAGAAAGCCGCTGAGAACGTAAACGACACTCCTACAGGAGTTTATGGCGGCCCTATCGGGGCTCCTTCGTTACTGCCGTTGAGCTATAACGCCACTTCGGTAAAGGAAGCCTACTTTAGTACTCGTCCTTCATTCCAGACGCAGCTGGATGGCAAGGGTAAGCTCACGGGCGTTATGAAATCGTCTAACCAGCCGAGCACTGTGAAGGCTGCAACTGAGCTGTGGAATTCTGCGGCAGCCAGCAAGGGAATGATTGTAACTTCTCAGGCATCACTGGCGGCATGGAACTCTGGTGGCCAGAAGCCAGTTGGGGCCAAGTATGACCGACAGAACTACGGGTTCCAGTTCCAGTACAACCCTGGAACTGTGGCCATGACCTACTTCACTGCTCCAAACGTAGACCCTGCTCTGTACACTAGTGGTCAGGAAATGTTCAACCTATCAGGTGTTTCTGGAAGTCAGGGCTCTGTCTCATTCCAGATTGTAATCAATCGAATCTTTGACATGCAGTACTACAATTCTTTGGGGTATATCCGTGATGGCGTAGTTAAATCAAACATTTACTCGAAGCCTCCTACTGACAGCGAAGAAATAGACATCTATAACAAGGGCACTATGTATGACATAGAGTACCTACTTCGTACCCTCATGGGCTTTACTATGGACAGCTACCTGCGAGGAAATAACACGGCAGATATGGGTTGGCTACCTGCGATGCCTGTAGAGCTTCACCTAGGAAAGACTCTTCGTTATCTAGGAACCGTTAGTACGGTAAGCCTTAACCACATGATTTTTGATGAGCGCATGGTCCCTATGCTTACTACTCTTGATATTGGCTTTGCTCGTCTACCTGATTACCCACTGACCGCGATTAACGCCCAAAAGGGCACGACGTCTGCTTAAGGAGTACACGTGATTTACTCAGATAGCCGCTACTCTAGCGGTACAGTACTGAAGGTACAGGACGCAAGAACTGAAACTTACCGATTGGCTGTTTATAGGAACTTCCCTACTGCTCGGTCTAAGTACTACTCGTACACCTGGGTTGAAGGAGACCGTATCGACTTAGTTGCGTTTAAGTTACTAGGAAGTGCTGCACTCTGGTGGAAAATTATGGACTTTAATCCTGAGGTTATTGACCCGTTCAGCATCCCTGTAGGAGCAACCATTAGGGTCCCGAGTGTCTGAGGTATATACCACTAAATTTCGTAAAGGTACCGCGACTCAAGTTGAGTACCCTACATTGCCGTCGCTTACAGTCCAACCAAGGCGAGTGGATTTATATCAGAAGCAGTACACCCACGACATCTTGATTATTGAGTATTCTACTGACAGTACGCTGTTCTACGAAACCATTAGGACTGGAGTGCCTATCCACTTCCAATGGAGACAGGACACTCTAGTCAAAGACTGGATTGGCTATGTCTCGTCTATATCAAAGACAACTGCGCCTCAAAGACAAAACGCCATGAAGGTTATGTGTGTCGG